TCTGAAATCTTAATTCTAGACTTTGCAGGAAATTCCACAAAGCACAAACTGGTATGCAGCATTGACCTACTAGCCGGAAACGCAAGCGAGAGGGCTATCGCAAGAGCAAAGAAATACGCTCGAAAAGGTGGCAGAACAGAACAGTTGGTTGAAGAAGCAGAAGAAGCAGAAAATCAAAAAGAAACTATTCGTAACGAGAGATTGCGGCGAACGCAGGAGAGTCGCCGCAGTCTTATCGTTGCGAAAGCGGAGTGGCGCACGAGTGCAATCGACCCATTCGCGCTAGGCGTGGACAGGCCACAACGAGATCGTCCTTTTGCCGGTGATCGCCCAGTAAGCGAAAAGATGAGGGCGGTACTTGTAAATAATGGCATGAATCCCGACGAACTATCATTCGCAGCCGCCGGCAAAGTAATACATGAAATCAACTCGCGCCGTGAGCGTGGGCTATGCACCTTTAAGCAAGCATCCTGGTTACGCAAGTATGGACTCGATTCAAATGTAAGCAGGGACGAAGCAAGCAGGGTGCTTTCGCTTCGCTGGGGGAAACAATGAAAACACTATTTATTGATGGTGCTGATAAAGCCATTTGCGGAATCGTAGAGCGATGTGGACAAGTTCCAATCGTAATTTATGAACACGAAAAGCTTGTGTCCCATTTTATTAAAAAGGGAATGGCGCAAGACGAGGCGCAAGAATGGGTTGATTTTAACATTCTTGGCGCATGGCTTGGCGAAGGAACGCCAGGAATAATGTTTAGGGGAAATGCAAAATCAATCAGGGAGCAGCTCAATGATTGACATACTCATGCCAATCGCTTTGATCTTAATAATCATTCTTGAAATAATGTTAATTGGTTATTTCATGGGGAAACATTCAAGATGATTAGCGAAGAACAGCAAATCATTGATAACCAAATTGAAATTGATGAGTTCAAAGAATGCCGAAAAAAGTATCTACAAATGGATATAAGAAGCATTCTGAATGAACTGGGAGATAACCAGGGCGACATAACAGGACAGGCGTTTCTAGCGTTGATGAGAGCAAAAGAGTTAGTCGAAATACAAGGAGAACAGATTGAGCAGTTACAAAAACAAATACAAAGTATCACCGCCAGAACAAAGGCAATTCCGAGGAAAGACATACGCGAGCAAGGCGGAAATGGAATACGCAATGCAGTTGCATTTCCTATACGAAGCGGGTTTGATACAGATTTTGATTGAACAACCCAAAGTTCAACTGGGTTGCCCAGAGAATATCTATATACCAGACTTTTTTGTCGTGGATATGGATGGAACACCCAAATATAAGTATATAGATGTAAAAGGCGTTGAAACGCCGGCGTTCAAGAAGAACAAAAAACTATGGAAAGCTTATGGCCCATGTCCACTAGACATTGTGAAAAAGAATGGCAAAGCGTGGAAGCGCGAAGTCCTGGAAGGTAAGCAATGAAAGAGCCAATATCAGAATGGAATATGTACGATAAGGTAAAGATATTTGAAGCAGCACGACAAGCAATATATAACGCTTGCAACTGCATCGAAATGGCAAAGCCAAATGAGCAAACGCTAAAAATGATTGCCAACAGCGCGGCAAGAGTAGAAATCATAAATCAAAAAATTGCATTTGCTGCAATGGACGATCAACTTATGGCAGAATATGAACGCTGTAAACTGTTAGATAAAGATGAAAAAAATGAACCCATACAAAATTGAGCCGCCATTCGTAGTTTCGTTCAGCGGTGGACGCACAAGTGGGTATATGTTGCGACAAATCTTAGATGCCTACGAAGGCAAATTGCCAACTGGGGGAGTGGTTTGTTTCGCAAACACTGGCAAAGAGCATGAATCAACTCTGAATTTTGTCCACGAAATAGAACAACGATGGTGTCCAATTACCTGGATTGAATACAGGCCCGATGGTAATAGGTTTGAAGCCGTTACCTTTGAAACGGCAAATAGGGATGGATTCTATTTTGCAGAACTAATTAGGAAACGTAAGTTTTTGCCAAATCCAGTAGCGAGATTTTGCACAAGCGATCTTAAAGTAATCCCAATTAAAAAATATATGGAATCTATAGGCCTAGATAAATATACAACAGCTCTTGGCTTGCGAGCAGACGAACCAAGACGAGTTGCAAAGATTCGCGGAGATACAACAAGAGATATTGCTTTGCCACTTGCCGATGCTGATGCAACGGAAGAAACGATCATGTCATATTGGAATCAAAGTGAATTTGATTTAATGCTTCCCAACAATGACAAAGCTTTCGGTAATTGTGATTTATGTTTTTTAAAAAGCCAAAGTAGAACAGAACGAGTAATTGAACACTCACCAGCAACAGCAGACTGGTGGGCAAAGCAAGAAGAATTAGTTGGCGGGAAATTCAGAAAAGACCGTGCAATGTACAAAGACTTATTAGTTCAAGTCACTACACAAGGCAAATTGTTCCAAGACCAACTAGATGATTCGAGGCCGTGCGACTGCACAGAATAATATGAAGACAAGCCTTAATGCCCCAATGTTGGACGGCAGTTTGATGGCTATTGAAATCGACCTTGAAACACAGGCGAACAGGGAAGGCGCAGCAAAATATGATCGGCTATGCGAGAGTGCCATATCCCGGCGCGATGGAGCAAAGTTAAAGCCAGTAGAACAAATGATTGTCGGTTGGTGGCCGGACTTCGTTCGCGAAATAACCCAAGAACGAAAAGCGTGTCGGTTAGGCGTTGCCGGGGTAGGGCGAATGATCTATGGCCCAGCCCTAAGTGCTTGCGACGCAAAGGCAACGGCTTGTGTGGCACTGCACGAAATCATATCGGCGTGTTTGATCGAACCAATGGGCGCACCAATGCGACAAGTTTCCTACGCAGTAGGCAGCGCAGTAATAGCGGAAATGCACCTTCATGTAATGAAAGGACGCAAAGTAACGCCAAAGGAATTGGTGGAGATTCTTGCCGAGAGCGGAAAGAACAAAAGCCGCCATGTCAACAAGTTTGCCAAAAAAACTATGGAAGACCACCAGTGGGATCGCAGAATGTGCAGTCACTTGGGATTGTGTTTGATCTGGAAGTTGGTCGGCGTGTCCATGCTCAAGCGAGTGCAGAAAGGCGTAAACAAAGAACCAACAATAACAATGGAAAGAGCGTTGGTATGCAAGCGTAGATTCCGTGATGGCAAAGGTACAAATATGCTTGTGCTATCTGAATACGCACTCAAAACCCTAGAGGACGCTCAATTCCTGCGCCGAACGCTGCGCCCACGCTTTCAACCAATGGTTGCGCCGCCGCTCCCCTGGGGACGAGATAAGAATGGTGACATTGAAGAAGGCGGTCACTATCGCCTAAGAACGCCATTTGTGGTCAAGCCAACAAATTCGCTACGAGCGCGACTAGCTAAGACAGACTTAACTAAAGTCTTTGAGGGGCTAAACGCCATTAGCAAGACACCGTGGAAAATTGATACGAAAATCAAAGAAATAGTGTCAAAGTTAATGGATCAAGGTGGCAACACGGCAGGACTGCCACGGCTAAATCCAATCAAGATTCCAGACCGACCCAAGACACCAAAGCTTGAAGACCCAGAAACACATAAGGCGTGGGCGCGTGAAGCACGGAACGCATACGAACAGAATGAGCAAGACGGCAGCGCACGAAGCGACCTCATCATGGCACTAGGCATTGCGGATCGAATGAGCAAATATGATGCAATCTGGTTTCCGCACCAATACGATTTTCGTGGCCGAGCGTACCCAGTTCCGTTGCACCTAAACCACATGAGCAGCGATAGCCGTAGAGCAATGTTGCTATTCGCGGAAGCCAAGCCAGGATACGACGAAAAGTATTTACAAATTCACGCCGCAAACTGTTGGGGCAATGGCGTAGACAAATACGACCACGCTCTACGAGTAGGGTGGGCAAAAGCAAATACATTCTCAATAGAAAAGTTTGCCAGCGACCCATTCAAACACGATGGTTGGATGAAAGCGGATGATCCGTTCCAGTTCTTACAAGCTTGCATGGGATTGTGCGATAGCAAAATCGGGAGTCGGCTCCCGATTAAGCTCGACGGCACGGCAAACGGACTTCAGCACCTATCAGCAATGGGCTTAGACCGCATTGGCGGCGAATCCGTAAACCTAGGGAAAAGCGATGCACCAAAAGACATATATACAGATGTTGCAATCGTCGTTCAGCGCATGATTGAAGACCTGGCTTGTCTAGGTGACCCAATCGCCAAACAACTAATGCCTTATTGCGTCACTTGTGGCGTGAACAAGGCACGAAAGGTAGTTAAGCAGCCAGTAATGACTTCTGTATATGGATGCACACGCACCGGCGCACGAGATCAGATGCAGCCACGACTAATAGAGAACGGTATGCCAAAGGAAGAAGCAGCAAAAGCAGCACATTGGCTCGCTGGAATAGTAATGGAAGCCATCGGAGTTCAATGCAGAGCGGGAAGTGGCATTATGAAATGGTTACGAGAAGCCACTAAGCAGATTCTCAACGAAGACCCAAACCGAGTAATCGAATGGGTATCGCCTATGGGCTTTCCAGTAGTGCAGCCGTATTGGTCGCTCAAGAAAATCACAGTAAAGACCCACCTAAACACCATCCACTTGCAGATTCCCAACGAGGCGGGACGGCAACATATTGGGCGCAACCGAAACGGAATCAGTCCTAATGTCGTTCACGCGGCCGATGCCAGCCACATGATCCACACGGCTATTGAGTGCCAGAAACAGGGTATTGAATACGCAGCAGTCCATGATTCATACTGGACTCACGCCGCCACCGTGCCACAACTATCATTTATTCTTAGGGACGAGTTCGTGAAACTGCACTCCACGCCACACCTAGAGCAAATGCGGGAATACTGGCAAACCAAGTATTCAGTGGTTTTGCCACCGCTCCCCGAAACAGGCGACCTAGATTTAGAAGGAGTATACAATTCAGAATACTTCTTTTCCTAATCTGCCCTATATGAATGAAATCCGAAAACGAGGTGGCAAGTAGGGAAACTCAATATCCAGAGGTGCTGCCAGGAACCGTAGTCGAACTCATTCGCGCACTAGATCGAGCCATTTTGCCAATCGAAATAAATGGCCCGATTTCAGAATCAGCGCGAGATATGGTGAATTGGCAATGCGCTCGCCGTTCAGTAGTTGAGGAACTTATCTATCTGGCCAAGTCCAAGGGGGCAATGTGATGCACTTTCTAGCAATCTTTGGAATAGATGACGTACTTATGATCGGAATTATGATGGCGGCAAGCGCAGCGGCAACCGCTGGTGCTGGAGCAATCTCATCGAATCAAGCAGCCCAAGCAGCCAAGGGAGCGCAATCAAGACAGGCAGCAGCCGCAGCACAAGCAGCAGCCGCAGCAGAAGAACAAAGCCGTATTCAGAAACAAGAAGCGGTAAACACAACAAACCAGCTGAACAAAGATAATGCCTATCTTCAGTTGCAACAATCAGATGCAAGTAATGCAGATATTGAGAAATTGCGACGACAGTTAAAAACAAAAACAACACGCAATTCTACGATTGTAGACCCATTTAGCGGTATTAGCCAAGATTATAGCGGGACAGATATAAGCATCCCAAACCTATGATTACTAAAGTTTATTTTCTATCAGGAATTAAACTCAAGAAAAACTTCTTCAAGCACGATCTGGCGTGGCAATATGAAATGCTTACTCGCCATTACAAAGTAGTGGGATACATATTCATATCGTATGTAATTAGAATAATAAGTGGACATATATCGCATTGCGCCATAGGTAATGAATCAGTTGTTTTAGAAACGCTATTCAATTCTATTAAAATACACGACATAAATGATTTTAATAAAACAACAGATATAGTAACTGTCCTTGAAATTGAAACGCCAAATCAAATTGAAATTAAATCAATTCAAAGAAAAAAACTTCCTGGAAGTTACAATTTGGTTTGGTTACAAATATGGATTTATTGTTGGGTACGAGTATTCAGTTATGGATATGTATGCCCCAAAGAATCATGTGTTGATGTAATTAAAAAAGCATTGAAAACTGGTGGGGTTGTAATTCCGAGACGGATATACAGCCCAACGCAACTACATAATTATCTAATTAAAAGGAACAAGCAATGAGTTTTGAAAACAATATTCGACGGTTTGGCGGCGGCGGCGGCGGTAGCGGCGCACCAGCACAAACGCAAGCTCAAAAAGATGCAGAAGCACGACAAAAAGTTCTTGACGAACAACTTATTGCGGCAAATAAAGTTGCAGAAGTAGACCGTCAAAATAACAATGCGCGAATGTCACTTGCTTCAACAGAAAAAGCGCAATTACAATCACTTATTGACGCTAAACGCACTCAAAGAAGCCGAGGAAATAAAACAAGCGGTAGCGGATATATCGGCGGTACAGGGGTTCAAATCTCTACAGGAACATGAACGAATCCACAATAGGTAAAGATTGGAATGAACAAGACGCAGCACGACAAACAATTCTAAACAGAGCGCGAACTTGCGCGGCACTCACAAGACCGTGGATTCTTCCACCAATCGGGCAAACTGAAACTAACAAAATGCCCGAAACATTCACTTCGCTTCCAGGGCGAGGCATTGCAAATCTTGAAGGCCGATTGCTCATGGCACTCTACCCAGTGGGAACGCCATTCTTCCAACTCAAGCCAGCCGCAACTATGCGCTATAGCAGGAATGTAGACCCAGCACAGATTCAAGCATTTGCTTCAGCACTATCACTCTATGAGTTACTCGCGATGGCAAAGCTCGAAAGCGCGGATATGGGTAGCGCAGAGAATCGACGCAGAAGCGGGTTCCGTTCACGCAAGCGACAGGCACTAACGCAAATTCTAATCACTGGCGACTGCCTGGAGCAACTCACAAACGATTATCGAATCCGAGTGTTCCGCAGAGATCAATATGTAACCATGCGCGATTCTTCGCAAGAAGTAGTCAGCCACATTATCAAAGAGAAGATTGACCCACTAAGTCTTCCTCAAAATGTGATTATGGATAGTGAGATCAAAGAAGAAGACCTCGAAAAGGACATTTCCAAGCGGATGATCGAAATGTATACGAGGTGTCAATGGCAACCACTGACAAAGACATGGGTTATTGAGCAAGAGATCAATAAGAAAATCATCGTTACATCCGAAGAACCAGTATCGCCATTCTTCGCAACGCCGTATGAACTTGCCCCCGGCGAGAACTATGGCCGTGGCTTCGTAGAAACCAATCTAGGCGACATTCGATCACTCAATGAACTGCACGAACGACTCCTGGACTTCGCAGGACTAGCAAGCAAGTTTGTTCCCTGCATTGATTACAACTCACAGGTACGCGCAAGCGACCTCGCCAAGCCAAGCGGCCAAGTAATCGAAGCTCGCGTAATGGCTGGTCAAGTCCAGGACATTGCATTCCTATCTGTAAACAAGGCGGGGGACTTCAATGTAGTTCTCCAGACCGCCGCCCAGAAGCGGCAGGACTTGGCAACTGCAATGCTCATGGAAGGTGAATCAACGCCACGCGGAGATCGAGTTACAGCGTTCCAGGTTCAGCGTATCGCTAGTGAACTGGAAGGCGCATTGGGCGGCGTGTACGCCCCCATAGCAGACGCACAACAGGTTCCACTGGTAGAGCGACTTATGTGGCAGATGACAAAAGATCGTCTATTGCCACCTATGCCGCCAGGATCAGTAGAGATCGAAGCACTTACAGGTCTTGCTGCACTTAGCCGTGAAAACGACAAGCAGAAGCTACTTCAGTTGGTAGCGACGATGGGACAGTTCGGCCCACAAGGAATCAACCGAATCAACATCGGAGTTCTGTTCGACACGCTTCTGCGTCAATCAGGAATCTACGAAGCAGGACTCATCAAGACAGACGAACAATTATCCGCTGAAGCCAGCGCAGCCGCGCAACAGCAAACCGAAGCACTAGCACAACAACAAATGATTAAGACAAGCGGAAATGTTATGGAAAACACGCTTTCAAATCCTAATCAGCAACAGCCGCAACAAGCGGCAAATCAATAAAGGGGCAAATGATAATTACATCTTTAGTAGGAACAAGCCAGACTAATTTAAGTTTGCTGGCAGCAAATCTGGGTGGAGCATCAGCAGCGTTTAGTGCAATCAGTGCAACGGTTACAAAACCAACATCGGGTATTATTTTAGATACGCTCCCCAGTTTTCCAAGTCTAGTAAAGGTAATTCCAATCCAAGCCAGCAGTACCAAACTTACTGGCGTTGGCATGAGAGTAGTAGGATGGAATTCATATAATGGAACACTTTGGATTCCAACAATACTTGGTGAATTTACACTGGGGTATACATCTGCAACTTTAACAGCAGTAGCATCAAACTATTATCTATCAAGTATTGCTCAACTTGCTGGTACATCATCCGCAAATCTATACAGCCCAGCAACACAAGACCCAACATCTATAAGCCCATGCAGCGCGCTTATTGACATGATCGGCGCACAATTAGTTCAAGTCCAATTTAAAGATTCAACTAACGCCGCAACATTCGGCGCATATTGGTGCGCTATCTAATGCGAAACATATTGAATCGACTGAATCAATCAACAAACGCAACAACGCAAACAAATGTATACGGCAGCAGACAGCCATACACTTTTCTTAAAGACTTACAAGCAGGAACCAACTCGGTAGACATTATTATTATTGGTGACTCAAATACAGGCGCAGCTATATCAGGTGGTTGGGGTTATCTTGCAGGATTAAGTGAAGCGTTAAACAGCTATAACTTTCCTATCTACGCCACACCTTTGTATCCATTTGTAGATCAAAGCACGACAGGAGTTTCAAGATTTTATTCAACATGGCGCGGAACCATGTCAACTATTGCTAAAACAGGAAAGTATCGTTCTGGTTTAGCTGCTTCAGATTTGTTAGGAACTCCAGACGCATCTGCTACATTTTTTAATACCTGGAATGAAAATAGTACGCTCTGCAACTATGGTAATTATGGAGCAACAGATTACGACTACAACGATTGGTTGTTTATATCTTCAAGTACAAATGCAGATTTTCTTTACAAAACTTCTGGATGCAATATTGAAAAAGATCATCCATTTGCAGTAAACGGAACAAGTCAAATACTAAGAGTTAAGTATGGCAAAAGTGCAGTAAACAACTCACAACAATTTTGGCCTAATGTTTTTGAAGCAAAGGGCGCAAACGCTTCTTCAAGACTTGTAATAGGTACTGCTGCTGACGGCTATGCCGCAGAACCAGATGTAAATGGAAACATTTCTGAAACAACATTTGTAGCCAATGGATATGGTCACAATGCTACAGGCTTCGGTTATAATGCAAGCGGAACACAATTTAGTAATGGCCCCGTGTCGTTATTTTTTCAATCAATCTATAGACCTATTAAAGGATGGTCAGTACATAGTCGAGGCTATCAATCAGGTGCAACCAGCACTGAAATTGCTTCTACATACAATGCTCTTACTCCAAGTGCTACTAATTTCTATTTAAAAGAAATTAGAGAACGTCAAATTGCAGCGGGTGGTACAGGCCGAGTAATGTTATTTGTACATTCTGGAATCAATGGTTCTGAAACAGGAACTAGATGGACTGACGCACACAAAACTATTTGGAATCATTACAAAACATCATGGAGTGGATTAGGTTATCCTGCATCTGATTTAGCTATTGTTTCTTTTGTGGGAGTACAAAAAGATTCAGCCGACACTATTGGAAATCCTGGTGGAGTTTACGATGCAGATTTAATTAACACAAGAATTGCTGCTAACGCTATGGCAGTACAAAATCCTGATATGTGTGTTGTTGATGTTAAAAATTTGATTCCATATTCACAAATGGTTAATGGCAACTCAAGTGGGGTTTCCTACTACCAACAATACAACAACATACCTACGTCTTCTACATTTACTGCACACTTGTCTGGTGGTTTAATATCAACTACATCCATAGCGGCAGTAGCAACCACGACAACAGCAACAAGCATTACGTTTACAGGCGCAGCCGCAGTTAATATAGATCATTACTGGGTTGGTTCTCAACTAGGAATTACCACATCTCCATCTACTCCTACAGCAGAATACCAACCCTACATTACAATTACAGGTTATAACGGCACAACAAAAGTAGCGACCATAAATAGTTGGAGTGCAGTGCAACCAGCTACAGGAACAACTACAGCATATAACATACGCAAAAGACACTTTACAGATGGTTATACATTTGTTGCAGGAAATATTGTTAGAGCAATTTTGGCAGGATAAACATAACAGGAGAAAAATATGTCTGAATCAGAAATCGTTCAAGAAACAAAGTCAGAACCGCTAGTTGCAGCAATACCAGAAACGCCAGTAACACCACCACCAGCAGCAGAAGCAAAGCCAACAAAGATGTCTGGCGAAGCGTCAATGGAAAAGGTGCAAGCAAAGAAATGGGCGGGCAAATACGACTCTCCAGAAGCCCTGGAAGCTGGATACGCGGAAGCCCAGAAGATGATCTCGCAGCGTGGCTTGACTTCATTCGACGATTTAAGTCAACGAATCGGAATGAGTATTGATGAAATGACGGTGACATATCTCACCGACGGCAAACTCAATATTGCACAAGTAGAAGCCTTTGAAAAAGCAGGAATCAGCAAAGACTTAGCCGCACGATTGATTGAAGGTGAAGCAAGCAAAATCAAAGTAATGCAGCATGAGGTCGAAAAGGTAAAGACAGAAGTAGCAGCCGTTGTTGGTGGCAAAACACAACAGGATGCAGTGTTGAACTGGGCGGCAGGGACAATGGTCAAGGCAGAAATCGAAGCGTTCAACCAGAAGTTGAATAACCCGCAGACAGCGGTTAGCGCAATGCGAGAACTATCATTCCTTCATACGCAAGCAGTAGGTAGCGGTAATACGCGGCCACTCGTCCAGGGCATGACCCCACCAAGCGAAGCACAGGGCTACGGAAGCGTCAACGAAGTAGTTCGAGCAATGAGTATGGTTCGGAAGCAGGGGTATGTGGATGAATCTACTCGTCGTAGGTTGGCAAGCACACCTAAAAATTTCATGCAGGGAATGAATCAATGATCGTAGCAAGCATAGAACAAGAACGATTGATAAATAGTGTTGGAAGCCTAGTCGCCGTAAGTTTAGAAAACGGAGTAGACACGGTAGGAATAGTAGATTCCAAAACAGGTAAGACATGGATCAGAATGAGCGGCAGCAATATGCAAGAAGCATTTGATAAAGCTTGTGAAGCAATTAAAAATACAAATCAGCCAAAGACAGCAGCAGAAGATGCTGAAATCGCAAGTCTGGAAACTGAAAATAAAAAACTACGGGAACAAATCGCTCAACTCTCAACCACCTCAAAATCGGTCAGCCCCAAGTCGGGGACACCATCATTGAAGATTGAAACGAGCCAATAAGCTCCTGCGGCCTTGCCAGTGTTCGCGCACTGGTAGGGCTATTCCTTGTGTGGACTGCTTCGCTTAACAGCGAAGTGTGTCTTTTCGACTACAGCCTATGTAAATAATGGATACCCGCGAAAGCGACCCATAAAAAACATAGATACCTCAAGTCACCGTGTCTAATAAATATCTCACTAAACAAACAATTCTCTAAAGGAGAAATCACTATGGCAACGATGAGTGGAAATTTTGAACGTACATTACTTTCAACAAACGCAAGCACCAATACCAACGATATGGCACTGACAATTTTCAGTGGCATGGTCTTGGAGTCCTTCAATACGGCGGCAGTGTTTTATGATCGCTCTAATTCTTTTATGTCTGTTAAACAACTTACAGGTGCAGCAAGCGCACAATGGCCAATCATTGGAAAAGACCCAGTGGGTACATACCATGTTCCAGGCACATTCATTAACGAACAAGCCTCTCAAGGCACAAACGTTAAGCGCATTCAAATGTTCTACAAGACCATCACCGCTGACGAGTACCTGGTAAACGGTTTGGATGTTCCGTTCACCGACTTGAATATCGCTCATTTTGATGTTCTTGCACCGTTCGCTACCAAACTTGGTCGTAATTTGGCAAAAACTCTTGATGCAAAAATGGCAATTCTTGCAACAAAAGCTTCTCTTGCAGCGCAACAAGTAACTTCTGGTGATGTTTACTCGGCTGGATTCAATGTAAATCGAGCAGTAGCAAGCAGTAATGGTAGTATCTCAACTGTGTACCCAGCAAGTCCAGAAGGTGCATATAAGTTCCGTGCCGATCTTGCGGCTCTTTGCCAAAAGTTCGACGAAGAAAGTGTGCCAGACGGTAGCCGTTACTTGTTCATTACACCAGCAATCAAAACCGCATTGCGATTTGAAACAAGCTGGAGTTCAACAGGTAGCACAGTAACAGCAAGTCCAGTTATGCCATCGGCATACAACAATGAAAGCAGCAGCGACGCATCAGACGTTGCTACTCGCGTCATTGGTAATTTGGAAGGCTTTAAGATTGTTGTAACCAACAATTTGCCAAGCGCAGACTTGTCAGGAGCTTCATTGACAGGCCAAAATGCAATTACGGCATACAGCGGAGCGGCTGGTACAGGCGGTAAATATCAAGGCGTATTTACTGGGGGTACTACTAACAAGAAGCCAGTAGCAATAGCGTTGTGCAGTGCCGACACTGGTTCGCCAGCAATCGGTATGGTGCAAGCGAGCGGACTCCAGACACACATGGAAGACGATCAGCGACGCAACACGAAGTTTATGAAGGCACAAATCATGTGCGGCATGGATTTCCTCTGTCCGTGGTCGGCTGGCTCTATCACTATTTCAGAGTCTTGAGTTTAGAAGTCAAATTGAATTAAAGGGAGTGGCGTATTTGCGTCGCCACTCCCTTTCTATTTGAAAATAAACAACATGACAATGGATAATGGAAAAACCGTTTCGCTTAGTTTTAAGGATTGGCTAGGACTCATCACCCTGGTACTTACAGTCACAGGCATAATGGTGAGTTGCTGGGTTCAATCACTACGAATGTTAGAACGAATGGACGCAACAATCGAAGCGCACTCGCAGCGCATTCAGCGTATCGAAGGGCAACTGGATCACAAATAAGGAATTAAATGGCATCAAATGACCCAACAATTATAAATAAGTTTGTATCTCCGACACAATCCATCAATATATCTACTAACGATTTATATACAATATCAAGACATGAAGTAACAAATGCAGTAAGAGTAGCCAATAGTTCTGGAATTCTATCGAGTTTAACCGTCCATATTAACGGAACAGGGGTAGCCGACGATCAGCTGTGCGCGATGGTATTTTCCGAAGACCCAACAAACAGCACCGTAACCCCAGGCAACCAAATAATTATATCAGGAGCGGATTTACCAAAATTAATAGGAGTAATCAATCTTCCTAACCCAAGAAAACACGCTGCAACCATGACGACCTACACACAAGCAGCTATTTCACTTCCAATCTCAAGTAAAACAACATCAATCTGGATTGTCGTATATCGAAATGGAAATAATGCGTGGACAATAGGTACAGCAGTAACTTTAATCGCAACAACCGTATGGTCATAAAGGAAAAAAATGAATCTTAATAACAAATCATGGAAAACAACTGGTGCGGGTATCGCAGCAATTTTGGTAGCAGTAGGCGCAGCAATCAAAGCACTTACGGACGGTGACGATGCAACCAACATTGACATTGGCGCGTTGGTGGCCGCAGTAATCGCTGGCGTAGGCTTGCTCTGCGCTCGCGACAACGACAAGTCCAGCAAAGACATTGCAGCAAAGTGATCCGTGAAATCATCACAGGGTTTTTTAACTCTTTGTTCGCGTGGCTCAACGCCAACGGAGCGAAAGGCAAACTTGCTATTGACGCACAAGAAAAGCATGACGATCTACAACGCGCTGCTAATCGCATCGCTGAATATGAGCGGATGCAACAGGACAGTGCTAGTAAGCGAAGCAAGCCCAATTAGAGTTGGCCCGAATTGTGAAACACAGGTCTACACGCTCCAAGATGGAGAATGGCGACTATCTGACAACAAAGTTCAAATCAAAGAAGGCTGGTACTGCGTACCGCCATCTTATGTAGCAAAGGAAAATAAATGAGTACGCTAAAAGTTACAAACATTACAGCGCGAACAGCTGGCGCACCAGTTATTTTTGCAAGCCCAATTACGACAAATGGTTCAATTACAACATCGGCGGCTGGAGTAATTGGAACAACGCTGGCGGTAACTGGAGCAACAACTTTATCCTCAACGCTATTAGTAAGCGGAACGGCAACAGTTAATAGCAATTTAGTAGTAGCAACAAAGATAACTGTAAATGGAATTACAGTTGGCCCTGGAGCGGGTGGACAAGCAACAACAACGGCAGTTGGCTACCAGGCTCTCAACGTAAATACAGGGGCATCATCGACAGCAGTAGGCAGTTCAGCCCTAGCAGCAAATACGAGTGGCCAGCACAACACTTGCATTGGAAGCATGAGTGGAGCCACTATCACGACAGGCAAGGGAAATGTTGGAATTGGAAGCAACACGCTAAATGGACTACTTACTGGCGGGGGAAATGTCCAAATTGGTGGATATACGGCAGCATCGGTATGGTCACCAGCATTTGACATACCACAATTAAGCACAGCTACACCTAATTATATTTCAATTGGAAGTACATCAACAAGTCAAGCTTATATACAAGTTCCTTGGACAACGGCATCAGACCAGCGCGACAAAATAAACTTTCAAAGTGTCCCACACGGATTAAGTTTCGTAAATCAATTAAATCCACTTCAATATCAATTCAAAGAATCGCGCGAAACAGAAATTGCAACTGGACGAGTCCGATACGGATTCAAGGCACAAGAGATATTGGCACTAGAAGGCCAAGAGCCAGTAATCATTGATAACACGGATGAAAATAAGTTGCGATACAACAGCGATTCAATGATCCCAATTCTAGTTAAAGCAATTCAAGAACTAAAACAAATCGTAGACCAACAAGCCGCTCAAATATCAACGCTTGGTGCAGCATGATAAGAGCCGATGCAATAAACAATGTATTACGACGGATAGGGCATTTGCATATGCAAATAAACAACTCCGCTATTGCTTCATCAAACAATCCAGAAACATGGGCTTCACGGTTCCTAGATGACGCAGATATTGCGTGTCAAAGTAGAGGATGGAATTTTAATAAGCGCAGCAATGTAAAACTCTCGCCAATCGGGGGGGTAATAGCAAAACCAGATTGTTTCCGAATAGATACCAGCGGAGAAAGCTCAAATATAAACATAACTGTTCAAGGTGGAAACTTGTTTAATTCGGATGACAATACAGCGACATTTACCACAGATATATATGTTGATTATTATATAAGAGTGGGATGGACAGACCTTCCAGAAACATTTGCGGCATACATTGTTTCTGAAGCAGCGTTCGCATTCAACCGATACTGGAAAAAAGATCAAGCATTAGATTCAATGCTCAAAGAAGAAATTGCAAAGCGTTGGGTTGAATGCAAGCGTGAAGACAATGACCAGGCAGATATAAATTTGCTTGACACAAGCGAAATGAATCAACTTAGAGGAAGACCAAAAATGATTGATAGGAGTACATCGTAATGGCTATAACAATGTTAGAAGCAGTAAATTCATGCTTGAGTGCAATAAACGAATTCAGAGTTGTCGCTACCGATACCAACGGCATAAGTATGGCAGCGGATGCTGAACGATATGTAAATGAATCAACACGGTATTTTTGTGCAATGGGATGGCCATGTAACACACGCAAGGCAGCAAAAATTACTCCAGTATGGAGTGGAACAGAATATATCATTTCCATTGGGCAAGCACTTCCATCAACAACAATAAGAATTAAAGGCACTGGCCCAGATTCACACCGAAGTATTGTGTTAAGAGGAACCCAGGCATACGATGCAGATAATGGAACAGTAAACTTTGGAAGTACCAATCAAGTATTTTTAGATATTGCAGAACTTTTAGCGTTTGAAACGCTTGAACACATCTTGCAAGAAGAAATTGTGCAACACGCGGCACAACGCTTTGCTCGCAGAATGGTTGGCGGTCAAATTACAGACGCTTACTTGAGCCAGGAAATAGCAACAACAGATTCTCTACAGCCACGAGGGGGACTATTCCCATCGAAGCAACTGTTCGCTCCACCAGGTCAGCAACAACAACAATAAAATATGGCAACAAAACGCTTTGAGCAGCATATTTCGTCGCTGCACAATGGGATATCAAGGCAAGCACCCAGCGTAAGGTTTCCAAATCAGGTAGCCGATGCAGAAAATGTTCTATTCAGCATCATCGACGGAGCAACTACGCGACCTGGATCACGCCACCACATTGAAATTCCAAATGGAACGCTGGCCAGCAATATCCGAATGCACAAAATTGAGCGCGACGACAATGAAGAATATGTAATTGTGTACGGCAAAGGTTCCGATGGGTTTATGAAATTAAACGTTGTTCAAGTCAATAACCCAAGAAACCGAAGACAATATGTCTGTATAAATCAAACTTTACCATTACTTACAGCAGCTAATCCATATCCAAAATTTACACAATACAAGCTTACTTTTGGATCAATAACAACTGCAACAATCAACTATTCCGTGCC